AAAATATTAATTTTTTTTAAAAAAAAAAATTTATTTTTAATTTATAATTTTTTTTAATTTTTTTAATTTTTTTAATTTTTTTAATTTTTTAGTTATTCCTCTAGATTTCTTTGCGGGCTTAGGCATAACTGGGCGTTTATCTGAGCGCCTGGCAACTCTCACTGCTCTCGCGTCTTCAATGTTATAACCACTTGAATCAGTTAATGTTCCTCGATGATCCTTACGATAAAAATCTTCACTATCTAATGTATTACAAGATAAATCTATCATAAGCAAATTTGTCAAGAAAGGAAATTTTTCACGCAAACACTCAAGAATAAATGATAATTGTACGCCTTCTGATTTTATTCTTGCTGATCTTGTTTTAAAACATTCTTCAAATAAATTAAAATGAACTAAATTAGTATTATCCTTTATAAAAATATTAATTTTCCAGTTATAAATATTATCTTCAGGTGTAAAATCCTCTAAATCAACCATAAATTCTTTTTGAAGCAACGGTGTTTCTTCATTACTATAGTCATAAACATTACATATATGACTAGTAATTGTGAAAGCGTCTACGTCTGCGGTAAGTTGTTCTCCAAGTTCTGAATGTTCTCCGTGATATTTATCTTGAATTTTAGAAAATTCTTCAGTTAATTCCATTGCGATTTTATCCGCAGAAACCTTTACCAAATCGTCTAAATGTTCTGGTGTGGATTTTATGCTTTTTCGAGCTAAACTTGAAAAATTTTTTAAAACTGAAGGCATGAAACCAAACTCATCGTTTCCCAAAACATTTATAACACCCAATGGAGTTGCTTGAATTCCTATAATTTTTAAATTATCTGGAATGGTTACTTCTTCTCTTGATGTTAATGTACAAGATCTTATTGCCCCGTGTGTAGTAATAACCATTAAAGCCACTTTGGCATCTTTCGATGATTTCGTCGATTTCATATATAATATAAAATCATTTAAAAAGTAATAAAAATAATTTTATATGAAGAGTATAACTATTTTAACATATAATGTAAATAATGAAAAACTTCCATTTGTTACAATTGGATTAACTTTAGAAAATGAATTTGATTTTCCAAGAATAGAATTAGATGAAGAAATTCCATACAATAAAAATGATCCTTATGTAATTTCATTAACAGAAGATTATTTAAAGACGGTATTGTCAAATTACCGCGATGTAACTTTAAAATATAGTGATGAAATTTACGATGAAGAAAATAAGTCATTAACTTTGTATTTTGAAGTAAATATGAATCATGCGAATTCTTATATTTTATCTAAATCAACAAAAATATGGTTTGCGACACTTCATGAAATTATAAACACAAATACATTTTGTAATATTTCTATTTCTCAAAATGTGACAAATGAAGTAAAAACAAAAATTGAATATTTTTCAGAATTTGGGATTATACCAAGAGTTTGTTATGATGGAGGAAAAATGGAAAAAATATTATTCGAATCTTTGTTTGGTTCTTCGAAGCGAGATGATGGATATGGATATGTCTACCAATTTTATAATTATTTTGAAGCATGTGATCGCGGTGAGAAAGATAAAATAAATAGCAAATCAAAAAAAGCAGGATTACTAAGATATGTCATTTTTGAAGATCAGATGACAACTGATTCGTATGAAATGTTTCTCCCGTTGTCGGTTCATCAAATATAATCATATATTATGGATTTACGCGGCGAAGATTTAAGCAATGAAATGTTGGCTATGGCTGGTTTAAGAGACGCTGATTTAACCAGAGCAAATTTAACCAGGGCAAATTTAACCAATGCTGATTTAACAAATGCCAATTTAATAAATGCCAATTTAAACAGGGCAAATTTAACCAGAGCAAATTTAACCAGAGCAAATTTAACGGGCGCCAAAATATTTGTTAGTGAATTGTTGTATGCAAATTTAACTGGCGCCAATTTAACTGGCGCAGATTTAACTGGTGCCAATTTAACTGGTGCCAATTTAACTGGTGCCAATTTAACCAATGCCATTTTTGAACTAGCCGTTTTAACTGGCGCCAATTTAACTGGCGCAGATTTAACTGGCGCAGATTTAACTGGTGCCAATTTAACCAACACTGTTTTGGATTTATCTAGGTATGAATTGCCACGTAACTTGCTTCCCATGGATTTATTAATTACATTAACAAACCCTCTTTACTTGCGCTTTTTGGAATGTCTTATTGATAAAATACGTAATGGTAATAAACAAAGTTTACAAAAAGTTCACGAGGATTTAAACGACTTATATCCCCCAGATACAATAGGATCCGGAACGAGTAACCCTCGAATATCAACTATTGTTCTGTTTAATCAAAGATTTGTAAAACATATTAATAAATTTGCGACTTTTAATAAAGAGATTAAACGTTCATTGTTAGAATTAATTCCAATGTTTTATGGTAATTACATAAGAATAACAGAAGAAAACATTGAACGCGTATGTGATGAATTAATTGTTTCAGCAATACAAGAGGCTATAGCAATTCAAAAAAAAACTGCCGGTCGCAAAAAAAGTAAAAAAATTAAGTTTTTACAAAAATCCACAAAAATGAAAAAAATTGAAAAAAAATGAAAATGAAAGAGGTTTGTACAAATAAACCGAAGCACACAATGCAAGTAATCAAATCAATTGAGCAGCGCACAGCACTTATGGGAATGTCTGAAGATTTCATGGAGCAAATCAAGCATATGCTTGAAGACGAGCGAGAGAAGTTGCTTCATTTCGAGAAAGTTGCTGAAGAATTGAGATCGTTGGGTGCCGGAAGACCGAAGAAAGAGAAAAAGCAAAAACCAACTAATATTAGAGATATTTTTCAGGATACAGCAGATGACGATGCAGAAATACAGACGGAAAAGCAGTTAATCAGAGAAGAGGCCAAGAAAGCAAAAGACGAAGCCAAGCAGATCAAGGAAGCAGAGAAGAAGGCAAAAGAAGAGGTCAAGAAAGCAAAAGACGAAGCCAAGCAGATCAAGGAAGCAGAGAAGAAGGCAAAAGAAGAGGCCAAGAAAGCAAAAGACGAAGCCAAGCAGATCAAGGAAGCAGAGAAGAAGGCAAAAGAAGAGGCCAAGAAAGCAAAAGAAGACGAGAAGAAAGCAAAGGAAGAGGAAAAGGTAAAAAAACTTGAAGATCAAATTAAAAAAATTCAGGAAAGAGCAAGTTCGCCGAAGAAGAGAACAATTTCGCCGAAGAAGAGAGCAAGTTCGCCGAAGAAAGCAATGGAACCAGATAATTCGAAGGAAGCAATGGAACCAGATAAGATGACTTCACAAGAAATTCAAGAATTGTTTGATTGGGTCGCCGAACCTAATCAAGAAACTGAACTTGATGAACCTACAACCCCACTAACATTAAACTCTGAAAATTTTGGAGTATCTATTGAACTTTTACAAACACAGGAAAACAGCCAGGAAGTCGCCGAGATTAACAGCCAGGATAGCCAGGATAGCCAGGATAGCCAGGAAATTATAAAGGAAAAGAACAAGAGCAAATCAGAGAACAAGAGCAAAAGCAATGATAAGGACAAAAAAGGCAAGAGCAAAAGCAAGGACAAGAAGGAGAAAAAGGACAAGAGCAAAAGCGAGGATAAGGGCAAGAGCAAAAGCGAGGACAAGAGCAAAAGCGATGATAAGGACAAGAAAAGCAAGAGCAAAAGCGATGATAAGGAGAAAAAGGACAAGAGCAAAAGCGAGGATAAGGACAAGAGCAAAAGCGAGGATAAGGGCAAGAGCAAAAGCGAGGATAAGGGCAAGAGCAAAAGCGAGGATAAGGGCAAGAGCAAAAGCGATGATAAGGACAAGAAAAGCAAGGGCAAAACCGAGGACAACAGCGCAAAAGACACATTCAAGCATGCCGGGGAAACATATATATTGCGTAATAATTATTTATTTACAGATACAAAACTTGTAGGTGACATTTTAACAGGTGAAGCAAACTTATACGTAATCGAAGACGAAGACGGCGAAGTTAGCGCGGCGAAAATAAATTTTATTAACGTAACCATCCAAACAGATGAGACAATCTACGTCGGTTCAAAAGAGTGTATCGTCGACACGGAGTGTAACTTATTCGACGATGACAGCGACATTATAGGCAAATACAACCCTAAGACAAACACGATCACTTTAACGGCAGAAGAATTGGATTACTCCTCATACGAGGAGGAATAAAGCGGAGTAGAACGAGATAGCGGAACGAGTAGAACGAGATAGCGGAACGAGTAGAACGAGATAGCGGAACGAGTAGAACGAGATAGCGGAACGAGTAGAATGATGACAATAGGTAAGTTTATTTTTGAAAATTATAAGTGTCACGATACTAACTTTTTTTAATGTCACTCATTTCTCAATTTGTTACTCATTTCTCAATTTGTCACTCATTTCTTGATTTATTTATGGTACTTTATCAATAAATAGCATATAAAAATATTTGTTAATATAAATATTAATGAAAAAGAACAGTAGAAAATTGATATATTCTTTAATGTTTGAGGGGTATATAGACAATTTGTATTATTACAATTTTTATATTTTGGAATGACATTATAAAATTCATATGTTGCTATACTGCTTACAGAAATAGATAGTAATAGCAAAACAACAGCCATCGTTACCGCAATGAACCTGGGCATTGTTGTATTTTTTTTATTTGCCATGTTGTAAAACAAAAATGCCGCGGCAAGTGTGATTAAACTTAACGTAAATTTACCTATCAACGAATTTATTGTATCTGTTGGATCCGCGAAAGTTTGATTCATATATTTCAAAAATATTAAGTTTTGGAATATTGCTACTTTTTTGAAAAAAATTGAAATTTTTTGAAAACAATGTTTTTTTATACAAATCATGGAAAACCTCAAGTTTACATCAATCAACAGCCCATGTTTCTGCGTTGCCCCAGACTTGGAAGAACATCGTCTTAATCGCGCAGAACCTTTGAAACGATATACAAACCAGTGGCAGTTTTATTTTGGAAAATTCCCTGAATTTTGCGCAAAAATAGTGGACAAACCTCGAATGGAAGCATTACTCAAGAATGGACGCAGACACGTTTTACAAGTTCCCTTACTAGACAGACCACGACCCACTCACCTTGTTCAGCGCGACGTCATGAACAATATAGAAATGATAGTTACACAAATTGAAAAACTCGGATTGACATGGCGCAAAACTCCAGCAGCAATTGAACTCGACAACGTTTCCTTTGAGTTCGTTGTGTGTGACGACACGGGCATCTTTCATGTTCTCGCAACGAACCCGACATTGATTGTTGACAAGACAATCGTCCAGGCTGATATGAACGAAGACAACATTAATCAACTCATATTTTGTTTTCGTGCTCTTTTTATGAACAGGGACCCAGTAGACGAATTCCCTCTTATCACCCGCTATTCATGGGGATTGTTTGTTCACCTGACACTTAGCCCGGATTTTGACTGCGTGGAATTTTACCCAGAGTGGATGGACGACGAAAACGCAGACTGGAACATCTCCAAAGATTGGGAATTCTTTCAACCAGGCATTTAAACGGGCGAGTTCAAGCAGCGGAGGACGAGCAGGGGACGAGCGGGGGGACGTCGGTTATAAAAGGTAAGTCGAATAAATTATTTTATGAACAAGATACTAACTTTTTTTTTATGAAGTTTTATATAAACTTTTTGAAGATACTCTTCAAAAATTAAGTTTGATCATTTTTTTCCTTTTTTAAAAAAAATTGAAAAACTTAATTAAAAGGTATTCTCCAAAAAAAAAAATGATTGGTGAAACCAACTACTGCGCTAAAGTTATTACCCAACAGGAATTTGCCTTGATCGACGAAACCATGTTAGTGTTTTGCTATAAACACCTTTCAGATTTAACCCCAGAAGAACGACGCAGTAAAGTCATTGGCTTAATTATTCGCGCAACCGTCCAAACCGAAATTTTAGGCTTCCCCTTCCAGAAAATCAAGAACACGCGAGCGGTTGTCCTTGGAACTAAAGTTGTCATCCATTTCTATCTTTTGGACGACAATCTGTTCGTCGCAATGTCACACGGACGCAGACACGGAGCTTACACTTGCGAAGAAACATTATTTGCCGATATTCTCCATAATGTTATCCAGGATACATCTCGGCCTCTTTATACAAGCACGAAATCTTTTCGAGATGAATTTACCCGAGATATTTACCAGGAAACTTTCAAAGAACTTGAATCCCCTTTCCATTTCGTCGACCCCGAACCCGGCATGATAACAATATCTTGTGTTATGAGCACTGATCCAGAATTCAATGAACCAGCCTCTCCAGACTTTATATTCACAATGTAAAGTATTCTCTAAAAAAATCGAAAACCCTGCTAAGTTACCGATTAGGAATGGATGCCAAGGAGACTTTTACAGTGAACGTGACCCGCCTTATTCAAGATACTTCCTATAAATCATTTAAAGACAAACTGCCGCACAAACGGTACTCTAACCAGATTAGCGGACTAATTTCAGGTAAGATATTTACATATCAATTTGGACAGATACTAACCTTTTTTTTATTTTAATGTCACTCATTTCTCAATTTGTTACTCATTTCTCAATTTGTCACTCATTTCTCAATTTGTCACTCATTTCTATCATAAATTTATCCGGTTTCGCATAAGTCGCTACAAGATATAGGACACTACAGGACACTACAGGACACTACAGGACACTACAGGACACTACAGGACACTACAGGACACTACAGGACACTGATACAGGACACTTGGAACGCACAGGATATCAAAAGGTAAAAAATTGATTTTTAATTTATTTTAAAACCATAGTAAAAATGTACAACGAAGACATCGATCAAGAGGTAACATGTATTCAAAAAAAACGAAGAAGAGAATTGTTAACGTATAGACAAGCCGTTATTTGTTCGCCTAAGCCAAAAGAGATAAACAATTTGCGTTCAATTCTCACCAAAGGTTCGCGAATTAGACACATTACAAGTTTTTTGGGAATTAAACCCGTTATACCAGTAACAAACGTATTTAAATTACTTACGAATGATGTTATTCATATTATTTCATTAAACGCGGAAAAGAATGTTACAAAGAGAGCAAACTGTGCGGTTATTGGTATTTCTATGTATAATCATTATTACAAATTTCCAGAATCACGTGAACTATCACAAGACTTGTTGAACCAAACAAAATATTGTATTGAAATTAAACTCGCGTCAAATATTCCAGGCGCTTTTAGTAGAACGCCTCAATCGTTTTGCAATATCCGTGAACAATATTTACAGGATAATCATCCAGATGCGACATTCAATATTAACGAGTACCCATTTCCAACAACCATTTATTGTTTTACAGATGATAGTGGAAATATAATAAATTTTATTGAATCAAAATACATTATGATAAAGATATAAAAAATTTAAATATTATTAATTAATGGATCGAGTACAACAAATGAAAAGTATACAAAATGAAGCACTTTCTATCTTTGAACGTAAAAATAAAGATTATGGCGATGCTTTTGCGAATTATGGAGTGATTGGTGTTTTGATTAGATTAAATGATAAAATTCAAAGATGTTTAAGCATTTCGAGGAATAATGTTCAAATGGTAGACGAAAGTATGCGAGATACTTTATTGGATATGCATAATTATTCAGCAATGGCATTAATGCTATTAGACGAATTAAATTGAAAAATATTTTAAATTTGTATTAATTAAAAACCATGTCACAAGAATTGCTACCAGCAGGATACCAAACAACAAATTTAAATAAAGTAATGGAAAGGTTTCGTTACTTTATTAAAAACGCAAAATTGGATTTGAAAACTTATCAAGAAGACGGGGTTAAGTGGTGTATATATAAAGAACTGGTAGATAGATGCGATGAAACGGCTGAAAAAAGAGGGGGATTTTTATCAGATGAAATGGGCCTTGGTAAGACAATTACGATGCTTGGCACCATTTACACAAATTTCGCGAAAGGGCGGACAACCCTCATCGTAGTCCCGAGTATTTTATTGAAACAATGGTATTTGGAAATAGTTAGATTGACGGGAAATCAAAGTGTTATTTATAAAAGAAAAATGAAGAAGGAAGTGATGGAAAAGGCCCCGATTGTACTCACTACGTATGGGATGCTTGCCAAAGACAGTGCTCTTTTTGAAATAAATTGGTTTCGTGTTATTTTTGACGAGGCTCACCACTTAAGAAACAAAAACACGATTATTCATCAAAGATCATTGGTCATTAAAACCAAGATTTTTTGGTTTGTTTCGGGTACGCCAATTCAAAACAAGATTGTAGATTTCAGAAATTTGTGTTCCATTTTGGGAATTCCTTCAACAGTTGATCTTTCAGAAATTATTCAGACAAGTGTGCTAAAACGTACTAAAAAAACGGCAAGCATAGTAATTCCGGAAGTAGTATGCGAAAATGTTGTCGTTAAGTGGGAAAATCCTACAGAAAAAATGATTAGCGATGGATTTCATGAAATTTTAAGTTTTCGTCACTCGGCAAGTTCAACCCCAGAAACAATCGAAGATGCGCTGAATGAGTATAATATTCAGTCAGTGTCCAGTTTCTATCCATCATTTCTGTACGCCTTAAACAGTTTATATCCAGAAAAACTGCTAAATACAATCAAGTCGCGTCAAATGTGCGTTTTGCCATCTCTTGTCATGAGTGTCATGACAAAATTAACTCAATTGGTTCCTCAAAATGAAGAATGGGCCCAGATCATTCAGAGTTTACCTCTTTATCATTCCAAGCTAAATTCGGTAGTCGAAAAATTAATTGAAACTAGTATAGGAAAATTAGTATTTTGTCATTTCCGAGAAGAAATGACAAAATTAAAAAAAATGTTAATTAATAAGGGAGTGCCAGAAAGTGAAATTTTTATAATAGATGGACGGGTTTCTCCAAGGAAACGAAATGATTGTATTTTACGACACCCGAAATATTTGTTGTTACAAATTCAGACGGGGTGCGAAGGCCTTAATCTTCAGGAACACTATTCCGAGATTTATTTTGTCAGTCCAAATTGGAACCCGGCAATTGAGCAGCAAGCAATAGCAAGATGTCATCGCATTGGTCAGACAAATACAGTTCGCGTTTTTCGTTTTTACATGACGGAACAAACGTCCGATATTACAATAGAAGAATGGATTTACGTAAAACAAAAGAAAAAGTTAAAACTTTACTTATGAAAGTTTTGTAACTCCTTTATAAAAGGGGCTACTATTAATTTATTTATTAAAGAAGTTGTTTTATTTTTCCTAACATTTATTGATTTAACTTTTAAAAAATCAATAGATATATCTATATATAAAACATCAACACCCATTACAGATAAATCAAACGACATCTCCGTATATGTATCTTTTGTTAATCTTAAAAAAATATCTCTATAATCGAATTCTTCATGATCCATCAAATTTTCTTTAATGTCATCTAATTTGTCTGTTAAATAACTTTCTATTTTTTCATGAAATTCTGTTTTTACTCTTGCTCGTGGAATACTTATTGATTTGTAAAGTTTATCAGATAAAATTCTTTTTCGAGTTTTCACTCGATCCGCGCTTAACATCTTAAAAGGAAGTTTTTCTAAAGAGACAATCCTTTCTTTCCTTGTTAACTTTTCCAAAGCTTTCATGGCCTCTTCGTCTGGTCTTTTAATTATTTCATTTTCTCTACAACTATCATCAAAAATATAACTGTATTCAAAACCAAACAATTTTAACAAGTGTATAATTTCTTTAAATGTCATTATTCTTAGTATGTTAGGTTCGTCTGGGTATTTCGCAATATATTTAATATTTGACGCATTTTTTGAAAGTTTTTCTATGTATTCTGAAGCATCTGGAAATTCTTCAAAAAATCGTGAAATAATATTTTGTCCTTTTAAACCTTCCAATCTTTCATCAACTGGATGTCCTGGTGGATAAACAACATCTAAAACAAATATACCAAAATCAAAAAAATCTTTATTTTTAACATCATAAAATTCATATTTTTTATGATTCAACTGTTTCATAGGAGTTAACCCATAATTATCAAAATGGGTTTTTGTCCAGTTTACTATACGAGTTGATGGCAACGAGTCAATATGTTCTCTTACATGAGGTTTTATAAGTCGAGCCATCTCTTTCAACGCTTTTTTTATTTTTCTTGTGTTTGATGGTTTAATATCTTTTATAATATTTCGAAAATATAAACTACTTGGTATTTTTTTTCCATCCTGTTCATATTTTTTAGTAAACGATACTGCTCCAGAAATACCAGCAAATGAAAAAACAGTTGAATTTTTTACACAACTTTCTTCCATTGTTTCAATACCATGCGCATCTATATAGACAATACATACAGGGCCATCATACTGTTTCCGTTGTCTTTCAAAATAATCCACAGTTTCATTTCCAAGTTTCATAATGTTATAAATATATATAATAATGAAAACTCGAAAGAACCGAAAATTGGAAATTATTCACACATTCATTGAATTATTAAATGTTATAAAACTTTATCATTGGAAAACAAAATCATTTCCACAACATAAAAACACAGATGAACTTTATTCTTCATTGAATGAACATATCGATACTTTTGTAGAAGTTATGTTAGGAATAATGTCAACAAGACCCCATCAATCAATTTATCATATTAACGCTTATAATTTCTCTTCCAAGGAAGAATTAAAAAAATACTTGTCAAAGGTTAAAAAAGAGTTAATTCGGTTAGATATTGTTTTTAAAAATGAAAATGATTTACTAAATATACGTGATGAAATTATGGCAGATATTCACAAATTTGAATATTTACTTAGTTTTCATTAATTTACGCGATTTGCGTTTACGTTTCATAGCGACATTAGGCATATCTAATAAATGAAGTATATGTCGAGCAACATGTGGATTGTTGTATCTATACGGATAAATCGTTCTATCGCCATCTCTCGCCATTCCTTCCTCGTCATATCCTAAAATAGAACTACATGAAAAGTCTATCCACGTTAAGTCAATTTGTGTTGTCGGAAACAAATTATATAGTAAATACTTCTGATGTAGTTTTTTTATATAAGTGGTTCGTCTATCCTGGTCTTTAAAAAATTTATGGATGTTTCTTATTTAATTGGTCTTCTGGTGGCATTTGTTTAATCGTTTCTTTAATATGAGGAAAAAAAAGGATTTCAATAATTCGTAACATTTCATTCCAGTCCAATCTTTCGGATTATTTGGACTAAGCATCAATTGTATTTCTACAGGAATGCCTTCAAACAAAAAAATGCCTTTGGCTATCTCTTGGAACATATTGTTTAATGCCATCGACTAGATAATAATCATTGGATTCTGTAGTATATGTTTTATCTAATATGAAATTTTTGCCAATTTTATCAATCAACCTAGTCTCTAATGACGCGGTAGGAATGTGTAGTTGTTTTCTATCGTACGATTCTCTCCAATTATAAAGATTTGTTCTTTTTTCTTCGAGTAACGTTTCTAATATATCTGGCCTATTATCGAACCACGATTTTCGCAATTTATAATAAGCTATATCACGGTCACTTAAAATATCTTTGTTAATTGGGTTACCTGGTATTTTTGAATGCCCTCTTTCAAGTTTTTCTCTTGATATTAATGTAGAAAAAAATGTTGGCAGACTTGAAGAACGATAGGTTAATAAAAAATTATCTTGTATTCTATCTAAAATGTTAAATGTCTTGTCATTGGTTTCAACTTTTTCGACTTCTTGAATTTCAGTTAATCGTGGAGTTTTAGATGATATT